ACCGAAACGGAACGGAGTGCAACGCAATGGCACGGACGGAAAGCGAAACCGCACGACTGGCACGACGCATTAACAATGCAATGGTTGTGTACGGCACGGACGATGCATTTAACGTCTCCGTTCACGGAGACGCACGCGAACGGCGATACCGTGTGATTGCATACGTCTCCGTCCGGTTGTACGCCACGCATGCGGATACCCCGTATGAACTTGGAACGTGTTACGGCGATACGTGTTCGTCCGTGGTCGGAACCACGCTGGACACCATCGCACACAATGAAACGCTCGGATACGTCACGACGTCCGCACGGATTCACACGCGGTACACGGACGGTACGACAACCGAGACGGAGTGCAGTCGTACAGACATTGTGGAAACGCTTGCAACGTTGTGGCGTACGGACTCCGAGACGGACTCGGAGTCCAGCACGGAAACGGAAACGGAAACGGAGACGAATACCGTGACGGACATTGCCGCATTGACGGAAACCGCGAAACGTCTTAACCGTGAAACCGGATACCCCGTCCATATCCCTACGGGTACCCTGATTCATTCGTTCGTGGTTATGACGTGGCACACGGGAAACACGTACGGGTACGCGTACAGTCTGGACACGCTGGACGATGCGCGCTCGGAATATGAGACAACTACCGCGCCAAACCGTATGTTGTTTGCCGTACCCGTCTCCGAGCGTGTTTTAGACACGTACGGTACCCCTATACGCCAAACCGTTACCGCGTTGTCCGTGTCTCCGGACGGTAGTGATGTAATCGGAAACCGGAATACGAACACTGCCGCAACGCTTTCCGAGTCCGTCCGTGCCGCGTTGCATGCGTTCATGTACGAAACTTCGTCCGATGAAAGCGGGTATGCACTGGCAACGGCACTGCTGGACTCCGGGTACGACACACAACACAACGTTTCCGTGTCCGTGGTGGCAATGGACACGGAGTCTGGGCTATCCGTCTCGGATACGGTTCATGCGTACGTCCGAATGCCGCAAACGTGTATCCGTAAAGCGTCGTTTGTCGACATTGCAGACAGTGGCAACCGGTTGTCCTATCTGCCGTCATCGAAAATCAGTAAAGACGTGCAGTATTACGAATATGATGCAACCGGGCGCCAAACCGCCAAACCGTCTAAAGTTCTCCGGATGCTAATACGCACTCCGGATGCATTCGCGGATGCAGACTACGAAACCGTAACGAATGCAATTCGCGCGTATGCCTCCCGGTCTTTTGGAACGTTTGAAATTGTGACCGGTGACGCAATCCGAGATGCGTACTTGGAAGACGGGTACGCACCGTCTCATCGTATCGGTACGCTGGCTCATTCCTGCATGCGGTATCGGTCGTGCCAGTCCTATTTCCGGATTTATACGGACAATCCGGAGACGGTTTCGCTGCTGACTTATCGGAACGATGACGGGGAGCTGCTTGGACGTGCGTTGCTGTGGCGTACCGACTCCGGAGATACGTACATGGATCGTGTCTACGGAAACGACGTTATACAGCGTCTTTTCAACACCTACGCCACGGAACACGGGTACACGGACGATGCAAGCCCCGTTACCGTCCGTAACGCTCGGTTTGACAAATACCCGTATATGGACACGTTCCGTTACTTGCATCCGGACACGGGTACGCTTGCCACGTCCGAGCACTACTTGCCGGACGGCATGTACTACGTGTTGGAATCCACGTCCGGATATTACGAAACGCACAACGCGTATTTAGAGTGCTCGGAGTGCGGCACGTCGTACGATGCGGACGATGATAACGGGTACGATCTTTGTCCGGATTGCTACTCCGAGCGGACGTGCCAGCATTGCGGACGGTTTGACTACGGAGACAATCACACGGACGGGTATTGCCCGCGTTGCTTGCCGGGTTATCAATGCAACGATTGCGGTACCGTCGTGGACGACCGAGACGACCTAACGAACGGGTATTGCTCGGATTGCTCGGAGTCGCATACGTGCCGCGTGTGTGAAGCGGTTGTGGACAACTTGGATACGGACTCCGTGTGTACGGATTGTCTGGACAACCGTTGTACCGTGTGTCTCCGGTTTCGTTCGTGGCACGACGTGAACGACTCCTACCGAGCGGACTACACACGGCACACGGAGTGCGTTGCGTGCCAGCGGCAACCGCGTTTGTTTGAATTGCCGTACCCGCACGGGTACGACGCCGGACGATGCGTGTCCGCACTCGGACACGGAATTACGGTACCCGCAACGGGTAACGTATGCATTGTGGACACGGTGTCCGAAACCCCGTCCGAGTCTCGGTACCCGTTGTTCGGTGACATGCTGAACGGCAATACTCCGGACTCCGAGCAATGGCAGTACATGCCAGCGTATCGGTATCGGTATACCCCGCTCGGTATTGATCCCGTGACGTACGCAAACAACCGGACACGCATAAACAACGCGTCTCGGTAACGCGTACCGAGTCCAGACAACCGCATACCCGCACGGAGACACGGGTACACGTACCCGTGTTTTCGTGTCTCGGAGACGGTGCCACGCGGTACCCCGTGCGTATTGTTTCGGTTTCCGTAGCATTGACGCGCTAGGATGCCACGTACGGCACGAAACCGAGCGGACTAGGGTACACATACTGCTAACGTCAAAATATTGCCGCTCGGACGATGCTAGGCGCGTCTCCGTCGATGCTGGACATACCACGCTATAGGTGGTTTCGGAGTCCGAGTCCAGCACACGCACGAAACCCCGTACAAACCCCGTCCGCAACGGGTACAGAATCGGACGCCAAACCGAGCAACCGAGCAACGCTCGGAGTACATGCCGTGACACGCCACAACGCGTCACACGGCACGCGGTATGCGGCAATGTGTGTTCGGTCGTGTCTCCGGTTTCGTACCGTCTCCGTTCGTCTCCGGTTGTCTCCGTGGTGCTGGACACGGAGACGGAAACCGCGTCCAAGTGCCAGCACTGAACACGGTACGAAACCGAGACGCATACCCCGTCCGAGTCTCCGAGCAACCGAGCAAACCGGACACACGAAACCCCGTCCGGACTCCGATTCCAAACACGGAACAAACCGCAAAACGTACGGTAAACCCCTACGGGGTATGACGTCCAAAATAGGACACGTACCCCGTAGGGGTATCGTCTTGTGTAATTGTGGACAAAGAACTAAACAACTAAGTTGACAAAGAACTCAAGAATGCTTCTTTACTTTACATCATAAATGAATTGACCGGTCGCGGCAATTCGCATATCACAAAATCGGCATAACCGTCTCGCACGGGTGGTTTCCGAACGCGTACGCACGCGTATGTTTCCGGACGCACGCACGCCTGATCTTTCCGGGTACGCACGTCCGATCTTTCCCGATTCAGGCTCCTAAGCACGCGCCTGCGTCACCTTTCCGGGGATACCTTTCCGGGTATCTTTCCGGGTGAACCTTTCCGGTAGCGACTCGCTTAGGGGTTTCTATAGCGATTCGCTTAGAGTGTTTTTATGAATATCCGTCAGAAGTTTGTTGACTCCTATAGAAGTTCTTCGACACCCATCGAACAATCATCTGTTTCGACTGCATTCGGGCTTCGTCATGGGATCGGCCAACCAAGTCGGACCTGCAATTGGAAAGCTGCTTCAGTAATGATAGTTGATATAGTGTATATCAATATATGTGCATTATATGTATATACATATATACGTATATATGTATAAGACATTTGTCTCGTCATATATATATGTAGGGGTTATATGCTAATGCCATAACGCAATCCACCAATGTCGCCCACACCAACGCCGATTTGCGTTGTGACCTTAGAAAAAGTCGCCATTTTCGGGCGCGCGCTTTTTTTCTACGGCGATTTTGGCGCGCGCGCTTTTTTTTTGGCCAAAACGGGGCGCGCGTATTTTTTCTGTCGGCGGGCGCGCGCTTTTATTTTCTGGCGCGGCCTTGACTCTTGACTCATGGTCGCCTATACTGATGGAACACAAGGAGAGCGCATGGAAAAGTGGATCGCGTACCAGCACAACACGCAACCGTACGATGGGTGCGGTGGAGTGGAATTTTTTGGTATCTTCGATAGCAAGGAGGAAGCAATCGAACGCATCGTTGCGGATCGAGTCATCAAGTTTGGAACGGGTATCCGGCTTGACTTGGTGAGCACGCTCATCGAGATTGAGCCGGTGCGGTATTTTACGAAGGAGGCTAAGTGAGTAAACAAAAAGACCCGCTGCACGAGTGGGATGAGTACACCGAACAGATCAATACAGCAATCGGGCTGTTCCTTGTCTGTGTCATCATCGGTGCCGTTGTCGCGGTGCTATTGGAGGTCTTTGCCTAGTGGACACCGAGTTTACGAAGGATGAGCAGGCCGCGTACCTGTTCGGAAAAGCCAGTATTGTGCTCTACGTTGGAGTGATAATCGGCTGGCTTACGGACCTGTGTGTCCGTGCGTTCTTCTAGGAAGGGAGATACAATGAACCGAGATGAGTTGGAGTCGGTGTTGGACGGTATTCTCTACGACGTGCTGAGTGACCTTGATAGTGAGCACGCAACGTTCTGGCCATCCCATATGTCAGGGCATCTTGCATCGCTCATCATGGATAAGGTTGAGCAGGGTGGGTGGCGTTCTCCCGCTCAGGTACAGGCAACGGTCAAGCCGTGGGAGGATGAGGCACGGGCACGCCGGGGTGTTCGGGCGGGATGCACGATCTAGCCCTTGACACTTGACTGACAGTCGTGTATACTAGAGTCAACAGCGAAGGAGGCACGATGGACACGGAGCGACAGTGGAACGTGATTGAGGATCGAATTGCACAGGTGCTTCTCAATCAATTCGTGCGGCGACAGATGGCGGACACGCCGGAGGATGCCGAAGATGCAGCGGTGGAGTTGTCCGCAAAGATAACGATGACGCTACGGAGCGGACTCGTAGAGCCAGCATCGAAGGAGGGAAAGTAAACACATGGGAAAGGGATTCATTCTCGGTATCGGTCTGGTGCTGGCATCACTGTTTGCGGACACGGATGCGACCATGCAGGCGGCACGTCCCGCTGCACCGGTCAACATGGAGTGCCAGCGGTGGGCGGAAGAACTCGGTCAGGCGTGGGTGAGGGATTCATTGGTCATGCACCAAGTGGGGTGCGATGAGGGGCGACTGACTGAAGGGGTATACGTCCGCGTTGACGGCCCGTGCAATGAGGCCGCACGCCGCGCCTATCGGATGGGCGCGTACCCCACAGACAGCTTCTTCTCCTATGTGGAGTCGTTCGGCTGTCAGGTGATGGACGACGGAAGCTGGATCGAAGTCAAGTAAACCCCCTTGACAGCCAGTGCGTGATCGCGTATACTGTAGTTGACGGTGAGACAAGACACCGGGAAGGAGACACAAACACATGGCAAGCCTCACGACTCCAATGGCAATTGCGACGGCGTTCATTGAGGGACGGCGACCGGCCTACCGATTGGAGAGCATGAAGGTTGACACGGTGACGTACCCGAACGGCAGAGAGTGCCGTGAGTTGCAGAGCTATGGTCCGCATTTCCCGATCATCATGGACTTTACGGACAACTCTGCGTTCTGGCTTAACACCGAGCGGAACAGCGCCACCACGAATCGCCACATCAAGGCGGCAGAGGCCGCGCTGAATGCGGCAGGATACAAGCCAACCGGGGACACGATGATGCACAAGGGCATGGTGTTCGCAGAGTACCGGTTGAGTCAGGGGTAAGCGATGGTTCTGGATCGGTATGAAGAACAGCTTAAACAGGTGATCGCGTGGCACGAACATGAGGAACGTGAAAACCGACGCAGCGGGAACAAAAACGAGGAACGGTACCACACCATTAAGGCGAGTACGTTCCGTGAAGCACTCTCTATGGTGAGAATGCTTCGTCAAGCAGACAAGGAGGAACTTGACGCACATGGCTAAAGACCTGACCCCGTACATTCTTACCTACTCCGCGTCACTCCGAAACATCCTTGACACGCTCATCTACGACTACGCTGACCGGGTAGCTATGGCGCTCATGTATCGCCGGAGTTGGTACGGTTCAACGAGTGAGCCGCTGGCCCGAACGCATCAGGCATTTGGTGACTACATCTCCATTAATGGTGAGGGGGAACTGACCTACCTGCCAACGGCCCGGATTGAGACGGCGTTGGATACAGGGATCGAATGGAATAAGAAGCTGCGACAGGCGGGACGACCGGCAAAGGTTGCCCGTGCGCTACTGACACCGGAGACACTAAAGACGCTGACCGACAGCGACTTTGAGAAGTTCACCAACCATCTCCGGGCACGGGTACTGAAGGACCGGCAATCGGTTCGTATTGTGGAGGGTGAGGCTATCCGTCATTGGTATGACGGGAATCACTACGCGCCAAGTGGCACCGGTACGCTGCGAACGTCGTGCATGCGGTACGATGAGTGCCAACCTTACATGGACTTCTACGTGAATAATCCGGACGCGGTGAAGATGGTCATTGCGACGGATCAGAGCGACTTGCTGATTGGCCGTGCGCTCCTGTGGAATACGGTTGAACAGGGGTGGGCAATGGATCGGGCGTATGGGAACGACACCGTTGTTCACATGCTGCGTGATTGGGCCGCTGAACAGGGATACATCATCCGGCACGCGAACAGCTTCGAACGAGAAACCCTGTGGGATGTGCCCGGAGAACTCGGTAAGCAGTTGTTCCTGTCGGTAGACTTGCTGACAGGTTCAAGCCGGGGCTACCCGTACTGCGACACGTTCAAGTACCTATTCATTGATGAGGATGAGGGCACCATCCGTGTCAAGAATCACCAGCGTGGGGCACACGCAACTTATGAGTTGACCAGTACAAGCGGGTATCCGTTCATTCAGACATGCTCTGAGTGCGGAACGGAAAGCGACCGGAACAACTTCCGAGACGGGATGTGCTACGACTGTCGGATGCAGCACGTTTGCACAGCCTGTGAGCATCGGATGCGTGGACACGGCCCGGAGGGGCAGTTGTGCAGTCTGTGCGTCGATGACTACCGATGCCAGAACTGTAATGACTATCTCTATGAGAGAAACGGGAACCGGTTGAACTTCTATTACCCGTCCTACTACCGGAATGGCGAAACGAGTCCAGTCTGTCGAACGTGCTACGAGACGTGGCTACGTGACCAGCCCTGTGCAATCTGCCACAACGCCGTGTCGATGGACAATGCGCTGCAAGTGTTGATGAACCCGCATACGCCTGATCGGACGACGATTTGCGCGGATTGCTACGACCTTCATTCGTGCCAGCGATGTTCACGGGTAGACACCGAGAACATGCAGACGCTCCGGTTCAACGTCGATCACTCCTACCGTCAGGAGTACACCGAGCGGATGTGCGGCGAATGCCAAGGACTCCGGTGCTCTTACTGTGGAGACACAGCACGGCGCACGAACCGGTTCACACAGCGTGGAGACACGTTCGAATGCCCAACATGCCAGAGCAATCGAGAAGCAGTAGCACGTCGTGCCGAACGTGCGCGTTTGCGGCGTGAGGCATCGGAGACGGGTGATAATGCCCCGTCTCCGTCCGCTCCGACCATAACGTTCCGTTCAGCGGAACCGGGGGTATTCAGCTACCAACCGGACTACTCGTACACAATTCAACCGCGTGAGCCGCTGTTCGTCCATAGGGTTGATTACAACACGGCGATGAATAATCTCCGGGCGCTATCAACTCCCGCATTCGATGAGAATACGAATATGTGGACGCATAGCTGGACGGCTGATGTTGACCCGCTTGATGTGGAGGATGAGCTTGACCTACCATTCTAAACGGGGACGCGCAACGGGCGTGATGTTCCCAAGCCTATCGGGAAGGGCAACTCGCCGGGGACGGTCTAAAAACCTGTACCCCGGTGGGTTATCCCGAGCACAACTTGCCAAAGCCCCTTGCACGTACGAGGGGGACGTGGTATACTTGAATCCTAGTCAGGAGAAAGGACAAGCATTGGACACAGGACTGCTACTCAAAACGCTCAGGGTTCAGAGCCATTCGCGTGATACCCAACGCATGAACCAATTCATTCTCTCCAAGTGTGCGGACATGGGCGTTCGCACGGTGGTGAAGGATGGAAACATCTACGCGACCAAGGGGGACGCGGCAATCTTCCCGTGCATCGTGGCCCACACGGACACGGTACACCGGATCAAGGCCAAGAACCAGTATAAGGTCGTGGTTGCCGATGACCTTATCTTCGCCATTGACCCGAAGAACATGGACACGACCGGCGTAGGCGGCGATGACAAGGTAGGTATCTTCCTTGCGCTTTCGCTTTTGAACACACTTCCGGCTGCAAAGGCTGTGTTCTTCCGAGATGAGGAAATCGGGTGTGTCGGTTCCCGAGAGGCCGACATGGACTTCTTCGTGGACTGTTCCTTCGTGCTCCAAGGGGACCGCAACGGGAACAGTGACTTCATTCGGGTAGGAGCGGGAACAGAACTGTTCGGAGATGAGTTCGAAGAAGCGATTGCACCGTACCTGTCCGTTTATGGATACAAGTCCTACGATTGGGGTTCCATCTCCGATGTAATCCAGTTGAAGAACAACGGGCTTCCGATTGCCTGTGCGAACGTTTCCTGTGGGTACTACAACGCACACTCATCGAAGGAGATGGTGTCGATTCAGGATGTGGCGGCAACACTCGGACTCTTTACGGAGATTTGCGAGAACCTTGCCGATCAGCAATGGTTTCACACCGATACCGACAAGAAAAGTCGTGGCCGGTACGTTTCCAGCTACAACTACGGGTACGGTTCCTACTACAGCCGGGACAAGTACGAGTCCACCGAAACAGCCGGAACTAAAGCAGTTGCTACTGGCCGATCAAGCGTTACTATTAACGGCGTACTCTATGAGTCGTTTGACGACTACATGGAGAAGAAACGAGCCGCAACCGAAGCGTACCTAGACGGCAGCTTCTACGAAGTGACCGGTGAGGGTGAGTCTGAGGAATACACGAAAGAGGATATTGCGGCCTACCTGCGTGGTGGTTCCGACGATGAGACGGCAATGGGTTCGGTGATTGATCCGGCTTGTCCGCTGTGCGACACCAACATTAACATGATGTGGGATACCGCAGAGGAAGAATACTTCTGCATGGTATGCCAACTCTATGAGGGTGAGGCGAGAGCCGTCGCACGGACGGCGGTTGCATCCGTCGCTTCGTCAAAGCAGCAGCGTGCGCGGATTCGGGTAGGTGCCTGATGCCAGCGACCGTATGCGCGGAACTCTATCTGCCTATTGAGGCGCGGTACCATTGGGTACAGACCGTGACGGGCATTGCGCTTGGGTGTCCACCAGAGCGCGGCCCGTTACGCAACCAGCAACGACTTGTCAGTGTCCACGGAGCGCGAACGCATTTTGTGGATCACAACTTTCCGGAGCTAACCCGGTGGGAGTTCGATACGCTTACCGTCCAGCAACCACTGTTCTTCTCATATGAGATGGACCTTGGAGGGCGCGGTATCTTCGGACGCTCCACACCGGGGACGGTTGCAGTCCTGCGTACCGTTGGACAATTCTTCGGAGGGCGGTTGCTCTTTCAGGATCAGTACCCCGAGCGCGGCGACGAAATATTTCCGAAAGTAAATGACCTTGAACCGGTCACACAAGATGACTGGCAGGCGCTCCAAGATCGGATGATGAACGTCAAACCGGTGTGGTGGGAGCAAATGATGTACGCGAAACCGCTTGCGTACTATGACTTTGAACGGACAGTAGCCGACTAGGAGGCGCGATGACGAACGAGCAGAAACGAGACGCAAAGTACCGGCTGGCAAAAGCGTGGGTGCAAAACAGACCGTGGATGCGGTTCGACATTGAAACCTACGGCTACGAGCACCAGAACGGGAAGGACGCACGTAAGACCCGTGTTCGGTTGCAGTTTAAACGGCGTGACGGAGCGTGGATTACGGTGCGTGAGCACATTGGGTTTAGCGTGAAGCGGTCAATGGTGAAAACCATTGAGCAACTACAAGGGCGGGAACTTACCCCGTCAGATGTGGAGCTACGGAGATGAGTTTTAACGTCACAGCACTGGATCAGGAACCGATTGATGAGGATAGTCCCCTCTTGCAACGGAACGTTCGGCCAACCGGACACTTAAAAACCTGCTATGACTGTGGAACCTTCATCACGGTGGGGTTCCGGTGCCTTGATTGCTGGCACGACCGCCAACGCGCAAAGTTGGGAGAGCTTGGTATTCAATTCAAGAAAGGGCAACGGAGCCTCTATCGTCGGTTTACCGATGACGAAATCAGGGACATTCGCAGCACTGGACGGTCCAGTGTGAAGTACGTTAAAGAACTCTGCCAGAAGTACAACGCAAATCCAAAAACGATTTACGGTATTCTGGCCGGAGACACCTACAAGGACGTGAAATAACATGGGAACCTATACAACCTTTCTTGGTGGAAACGGGCGTGAGATTCGTAGCTGGCTTCCGTTGGATGAGATGGAACCGCAGGCGATGAGTCAGCTTATGGCCGCAGCGGGGCATCCGGCTCTTGGTCCGCACATTGCCGTTATGCCTGACTGTCACCTTGGCGTCGGAGTAACCATCGGCTGTGTGTTGCCGACCGAGTTGGCCGTTATCCCGAACGCGGTTGGCGTGGACATTGGGTGTGGTATGCGCCACGCGCAAACGACCATGCCGTTCGACCGTGAGGCGATGAACGCGGACTTCTGGCAGGCGTGGGCAACGAAGGTACGGCGTGCCGTACCGATGGGATTCAACGCGCACAAGTATCCGCACACACTCGGACACTTGAAGCTAGAACCGCTCCGAGCGCGGGAATTGCAAGAACTTGTGGACACGAAGGGGGCGTACCAGATCGGTACCCTTGGTGGTGGCAACCACTTTATTGAAGCACAGGTAAACGACCGTGGCTTCATTGGGTTCATGCTGCACTCTGGTTCCAGACACATCGGGCTTCGGATCGCCAACCACTACAACCAGCAGGCAGAGCAATTTGTAACGCAGACAAAGACCCGTGTACCGCGTGACCTCGCACACTTGTCGCTGGAAACGGTTGAAGGACAGAACTATCTGCACGATATGCAATGGGCCATTGATTATGCGCGACTCAACCGAGAGCGTATGATGACGGCGGTTCTGTCAGCATTTGCGGATGTGCTTCAGGAACGGGGCATCACCAGTGTGCTCAGTCAGTCCACTATTCACGACACGCCACACAACTACGCACAATTGGACGGCGATATGGTGCTGCACCGAAAGGGTGCGACCAGTGCGCGGTTCTCTGAAATCGGCTTGATTCCGGGGAGCATGGGTTCCAAGAGCTACAAGGTGATCGGTAAGGGAAATACCGATAGCTTTGAGTCGTGCTCACACGGCGCGGGACGGACCATGAGCCGTGGTGAAGCAAAGCGTTCGATCACGATTAACGAGTTTCAGGCATCGCTTGCGGGGACGTACTCACAGGCGGGATTGGAATACGTTGATGAGGCACCGGGCGCATATAAGGACATTGACCGGGTAATCGCCTTGCAAGAGGACTTGGTGTATGTGGCCGACACGTATACACCGATTATGACGGTCAAGGGACAAACACGGGCGGCAGAGTAGGGGGAAACCCCTACTCGCTAGGAGGGAGCTATGAGCGTATTTACCAAGAAACGGATTACCGAGCATGTCACGAAGCGAATCGAATCACTTACCGCTGTTATAAACCATACAAAGGTAACTCCAACGACGCGTGCCGCAGCATACCGGCATCGTATGGGGTATATTGAGTTTTTGCAGGCACTACCTACCTTGGACGATCCTGCATTTAAAGATCGTGTTGAGCGACAGCTTGACGTACTGCACGAAGCAGAGCATGCGTACGGCGTGTGTACGGCAACCCCTCCGGGTGACTTTCCGTGCCGCGACGAGTGGGAGCGTGTGCAGAACGAACGCACACGACTCGTAGCCATGTTGTTCGGAGAGGACGCAACATGAACCTGACAATTCCTTACCTGATGATTCAGCGACGGACGAAAAAAGAAACTCCGGACGAAACCATCCGTATCGGTGAGGCAATCTATGAGGAAATCCACGGATTGCCGCCGACAGCCCTTGTCATTTCTCCGGGTACGGTGTATACTACATGTAGTCCTGAATTGACTGTGGTTCAGGATAGCATCGTACCGGAGGGGGTGTTCTACTTTGGACGCACTGATGACTGAGAACATGACGGTGGCTCAGTACATGAACGAATGGATGGACTTGCACGCGCACAGTCTCCGTCCGCGAACGGCTGCAAACTACCGTCAGCACATTCGCAGCTACATCATTCCGGTGATCGGAACCAAGAAACTCGGTGAGCTTCGCCCGAACGACGTCGGGCAGATTATGGTGCTTCAGCATCACAAGGGATTGTCGGCGGGAACCATCCGCTTAACGCAGATTATTCTCCGGCAAGCCTTGGATCAAGCGGTTGAGTACGGCGAACTTCCGGTTAACGTGGCGAAGCGTGTCAGCATGCCGCGTGTTCCGAACACCACGATCAAGGCGACGACGGCAACCGATGCACAGGCGTTGCTGAACGCGGTAGAGGGTACCAAGTATGAACCAATCTACATCCTCATGCTTTCCCTCGGACTTCGACGTGGAGAAGTTTGTGCGCTCCAATGGGGTGACATTGACTTCGGTGCAGGAACTCTTACAGTTAGCCGCGCTGTGCAGCGAATCACCGGAAACGGACTTGTGGTATCAGAGCCTAAGACGGCGGCTTCTCGCCGGGTACTACCGCTACCACGTCTCGCCGCCGATACGCTTGGGCAGCTATACGACGCCGCGTTTGAGCACAATCGAGTTCGGCCAGCCGCGACGGAGTACATCTTTCAAGGGCAAGCTGGCAAGCCTGTGGACCCGCATGCGGTCTACATGGGGCTGCAAGACGCGCTAACAAGCGCGGGTATTGACCCGATTGGACTACACCAACTCCGGCACGCGTTCGGAACGCTTCTACGCTCCAAGGGCGTGAGCGAAAAGACCCTGATGGAGTTGCTTGGGCACACGTCTATCCGCATGACCGTTCGCTACGGCGCGGTTGTCGATGAACTCAAAACACAGGCGGCTGCACACATGGACGCCGCGCTCGGAGGGTAGGATGGGACGCGTCTTTGACGTCGGTGAGACGGTACAGGTGTATTACGGTGGACGATGGGAGTGGGCGGTCGTCCTGTCCACTTCCGTCCTCAACCGGCGCATGTACGGAGACAATGATCCAGCTGTACTCTATACCGTGTGCATTGCGGATGAAACCGAAGTGACGGTCTTTGCCGATCACGGGATTATGCCAGCAGACGCAACGGACGACATGAAGAATGCGTACCTGCGATGGTACGTCTGGATGGGAGAGTGATTCGTGGCAACAAAACTGACGTACGACATGTTCCATGCGGTTTACCAAGCGTTCGACGCTGCACAGACGAAAGAGGACGTGGAGGCTGTATTCAAGAAATATGGAAACAGCTTCGGTTGGAAGCGCCTGTGCCGCATCTTCGTCAATGGGTGGGACTTGGATAGTATGTGGCTGCATGAGCAGGAGCGGATTGGAAACGACCGATGACCTTCTATCCAGAACACGAAGTTCTTCTCAATGCAGTTCAACGCGCTAACCCGCCGCTTACGGTGACACAACTCATCTGGTTTGCAGAACAGCGCGGAGTCGATGAGCAAGATGCGCGATCCGCGCTATGGGAACTGATTGACAACCAGTACCTTGAACTAACTAACTATCGTCGTGTGGAGCTTGGCTCACAAAGGAGAACGTTGTGATTGAAGGTACGTACGTACTGAAACAAGTTCCGGTTGTCCGCGCTCTAGAGTACACGGGGGATAACCGAGAAGCACTCCTAGAGTGGGCGTGTGGGATGGTACACTCGTTTGACGATGAGCCATACCCGTTTCTGTACGATACTGGAACAGACCGATCCATCGACATTAAACCGGGGATGGTGGTTGTTGAGTACGACGACGGAGCCGTTGGCACCATGAAGAAAGCAGAGTTCAACGAACTCTATGAAAGGATGTAACAATGGTGGCGCAAATGACGCCGCAAGAATGGTTGCGGTATCAGGGATGTAACCGTAAGCACCCGTTCTACACGGAGCGAGAGGCAAAGAAGGCCGTTCGTGACCTAGAGCGGAAACATGGACGACCGTTTAATCATTACGCCTGTGTCTATTGCGGATGCTGGCACGTCGGAAAAGACAAACGAAGGGACCAACATGGCTGATACGAGTACGCGCAATGCGTTCGCAGAGATTTTGTATAGCTTGCGTCAGGCAGCAGGCTTGTCACAGGTTGAAGTTGCTGAAGAAGCAGGACTAGACGACTCCTATATTTCTTACCTAGAGCGGGGGTTACGCGAACATCCAAGTCGAGACATTGTACTTCGTCTCGCAAAGGGTGTCGGTGCTGATCCAGAGCAGCGAGACTGGATGCTTGTTGCCGCAGGATACTCCCCCATCCGGGTACAAAGTTTGCTTCACGAACCAAAACTCGGAGACTTGGATGATGTGCTGTCGAATCTGAGTGGCAATGAAGCTAAGACCATCCACTCCCTCATTGACACAGCACTAGAGCACGGGCGTTCCGCGCTCAGTAGACAGGCAGGAGGATAATTCATGTCACTCGCAGAACGAATCGGAAAAATCATCGCCGGTATGCTTGTAGCGGCGATAGTGCTTGTAGCAGGAGGATTGGTCCTCTTTGTTATCGGCTTCTTCCTCGCACTCGGAGCAAGTTATGGGTGGAGCTAATACCTCATTCTTAAAGTGGTACGTAACCGCGCTGCGTTCCGGAACGTACCCGCAGATTCGGGGACAACTCCGGAACGACCACGGGTACGATCCGCTTGGCGTTGCGGTTGACCTTTTGATCCAGCTTGGGGAACTTCCCGCATGGGAACGAAAGGAATACCCCGGAGGGGTACGGTATCAGTGCGGCGACCATGAAACCACGCTGATTCCGCTGGCCGCAGCACAGTCCGTAGGCTTGACGCAAGACATTCGGTTCCCGGTGGGGCATACCGATGAGCACTTCAATTACACGTTTGTATCGGTGCTGGAACTATCGGATGATACGGACTACAGCTTTGAGGAAATCGCAAATGCGATTGTGCAGAACTTCGGACTTGTGGAGGATGAATGAAAACCATCTCGCTACAGGACTGGCTAGACCATCGTGATCCCGGCCCTCAGTGGGGAAATCGGGACGTGCTAGACTATGCACTTGCGCTCGGCATTACAGACCCGGATGTGGTATCGAATGCCGTGGCACTTGCGGAATACGCGCATGTGTTATACGTCAAGTTTGATCGGACGGTTCCGTTTGATACGATTGTTAACGCGCTTATTCGCGGAGTGAACTATCCGGTGGAGCCGTTCTGGTGGTATCGGCGGTTGTACTACCGGTGGCGCGGGAAACTCTACCGGTGGTGGCACCGACGAAAGGGGTTGGAATGGTAGATGTGTCACGACTTCGTGACTATCAGAAAGAGGCAGTCGAGTTTCTTTCCGCAAAGCAACGGGCAATTCTTGGGGATGAGCCGGGTATGGGCAAAACCTACCCGGCCATTCAAGCCGCATACGAAGCGGCACCGACAACGCGTAAACTGGTGGTTGCTCCATCGTACCTGCTTCGAAAGTGGCAGGATGACATTACGGGGTGGATTCCCGACGCTGACGTACAGATTGTGGGGAGAAAAGGCGATCCGATTCCCGTGGACTATACAGGGTGGGTAATTACAAATTACCACACACTTATGGACACCGGGATCAAGAAGCGTACAGAACTCATTTCGTACACATGGGGTGCCGTCATCTTCGATGAGGCACACCGTCTCCGGGGGCGAAAATCCCAGTGGACGGCGAATGCCAATCGAATCAAAAGCGCCAACAAATACTTCCTCACCGGGACACCGTTAGTCAACAACCCCGGCGATATTTGGCCTGTGCTGAAAATGATCGACAGCCGTGCCTTTTCATCGTATTGGCGGTTCGTTGGGGAGTGGTGTGTTACCGAGCAAGACCCGTGGACGACGAAGATTCACGGTATTCAACCGGATAAGGAACCGGCCTTTAACGCGATGCTGGATAAGTACATGCTGCGTCGTACCTACGATACCGTTATTGATGAGCATGTCCGCACCAACGGTGTCCGTCCTGCATGGACAGAGGAACCGGTTACAGAGCGTATATATGTTCCGTTGCCACCGGCCATGAAACGAGCGCATGATGTGGCGAAGAAGGAGTGGTTCATTGAGCACCCGGACCTTGACGATACCGTTGCAATCAAAACTGGTGGTGCGTTGGTTGCCAAGTTGCGACAACTCACGGCTGGATTTGTGGTGCAGGATGGAGTTATCGTTGGCGAAACAAAAGACAACCCGAAGATTGATACCATTATCGACGTTCTTGCGGATCGTCCGGACGAACCTGCCATTATCTTCTGTTGGTATAGGGGAACGAGCAATCTTGCGGTCAAGCGGCTATCAGTCACCGGTCGTCCGATCTTTCAGATTGACGGGGGTACGGATGCGGCAACGAGAGAACAGCGACTCCATGCTTGGAATGACTCGCCTAATGGTCTTGTCGTTGCGACCCTTGCGGCCCTCACCGAAGGAGCAAATCTCCAACATAGTCGCCTAGTCATCTTCTTGGAGCATGACTACCTACCGGGTACGCTGGATCAAGCCGTTGCCCGTGCGCGTCGGTACGGACAAGCCTATCGTGTGCATGTCGTACACGTTATGGCAGAAGGAACCATTGATAACGCGGTGTACGAGACAGCCCGTACCCGCAACCGAAACATTCAGAAGGCGTTGCTGGAACGTCTGAGAGACATGTAAAAGGGGGAGGAACTGTGACCACACACACCGTTATTTGGGAGGATAATCTGTCGGCACTCAAACCGATGCACGATGAATCGTTTCGGCTTATTTACATTGATCCTCCCTTCAACACAGGTATTACACAACAGCGTGGCGGTCCGTTGTCCTATACAGATCGTTACACGGACTATCCCGCGTTTATAGAACCCCGACTGCGAGAAGCGCACCGTCTTTTGACAGACGACGGAACGCTCTACGTTCATCTTGATTACCGAGAAGTCCACTATATCAAGGTACTGTTAGACAGTATCTTTGGTCGAGAAAACTTCCTAAATGAAATCATTTGGGCGTACGACTACGGCGCACGAACAAAGCGACGTTGGCCGACAAAGCACGACAACATTCTCGTTTACGTAAAGAATAAAAAGACCTATCACTTCAACTCCGAGGATGTTGACCGAGAACCGTATATGGCACCGGGATTATGCGGTCCGGAAAAGGCGGCACGGGGCAAGCTCCCGACCGATGTATGGTGGCATACGATTGTGAGTCCGGGTGGTCGAGAAAAGACAGGCTATCCAACGCAGAAACCGCTCGGTATTCTCCGTCGTATTATTACTGCATCATCACAGCCGGGGGATACCGTATTGGACTTCTTTGCGGGGAGTGGTACGACAGCCGTTGCTGCACATCAACTCAGTCGCAACTCCTTTTCTATTGATGCAAACAAGCAAGCAATAGATACGATGCTCCAACGTTTCGCTCTGGTGGGCATGGAAACGAAGTGCATCATCCCTTGACGCAGGGATGTACCCTGTGTATACTTACAAGCACGGTAAGCGTACCGTGACTAGCGAAGAAAGGTAAACGTACCTTGGATATTTCCATTTCGGAAGTCTCACAATTCCTTCGGTGTCGGCGTCAGTGGGATATTAGTTCCCCGAACCGTCAGGCACTTCGCCGTATCGCGCTACCGCGTGCGGTGCTCAATATCGGTACGCTTGTTCATGCAGGACTGGCCGCGCATTCAGCGGGGGAAAACCCTTATGATGCCGTCAGTGCAGAGTATGGGAAAGAGTGGGACCGATTTTTTGTTGCCTATAAAAATGCGGCTGGCACTGAACCTTCTACGGATGAAGAAGCAGAGTTCAAGCAGCAAGGTTATCAGGCGGTTGATGTGGTGCGCCGGTACTTCACCAAGTACGGAGCCAAGAATCCGCTTGGAGAGAACTTTACCGTTCGCGCCGCCGAACAGACCTTCCGCGTACCGATCCCCGGAACCGATGGGTTCCTCATTGGAACGCTTGACCGCTTGATTGAACGAAGCGACGGACAGTGGTTCGTCGGAGAAATCAAGACGTTTGATCGTCGGCCTGACTACGACAGTCTAGTGCTCCGGCCACAGTTTACCGCGTATGCATGGGCGGCGAGTCAACTGTTCGGCCAACCCATTGCGGGGATTCTCTACGATGGAGTAAGCCGAAAAGTTCCTCGCAAGCCGGAGCGGTTGCAGCGGGGTGGTCTGTCGAAGGCGTGGTCAGATTCCATCGACTACATGTCGTACGTTGCCGCGATCAACGAAAACAATCTCGCCTTTGCCCCATATCAGGACATTCTGGAACGGCTCATGGAGCGGGATAGCGGGACCGCGACACCCTTCTATGTTCGCTACACCATTCCCATTACACAGGCGCAAATCGACTCGTTCGTGGGACAACTACAAGCGGTGTACCACGACATGTCTGATCTAACGCATGTGTACCCGAACTTCCAATCAACCTGTGCGTGGGATTGCCACGTCAAAGACCTGTGTTCGGCCATGCAGCATCAGGAAGATGTGGATACGATTATCCAGTTTGGGTATACAAAGAATGCCGGAAGTCAATCGTTCCAGCAGCGTCACGGTGACGAGCAAGCGGTTGATGCGGATTACTTTACGTCACTTGGAAAGGAGTAAGACTTGAAAGTGCTTGTAGCGTGTGAGTATTCGGGAGTTGTTCGGGATGCCTTTCTTGCGCATGGTCACGATGCCATGTCATGCGACCTTCTTCCTACTGATCGTCCTGGCCCACACTACCAAGGAGATGTGAGGGATGTATTGGATAACGGATGGGATATGATGATCGCGCACCCGCCATGCACTTACCTGTGTAATTCAGGGGTTCAATGGCTTTATCGAGAGCCGCGAGATATGAAAAAAACAACAGGTATTTACGGAGAAGCGAGATGGAAAGCGATGCGAGAAGGAGCGTTGTTTTTCAGAGCACTTCTAGACGCACCTATTTCGCGCATTGCCGTCGAAAATCCCATTATGCACAACCACGCAAGAAAAATTATCGGTGAGTCCCAAACACAGGTTATTCAACCGTGGATGTTTGGGCATCCAGAGCGGAAGGGTACATGCCTATGGCTAAAAAACTTGCCTATGCTAAACCCGACAAATGTGGTTAAAGAAGAAATGCTTCTTTTGCCTCGACAGGTTCAACACCGTTTATGGCACACTCCACCGTCTAAAGATCGGTGGAAAATTAGAAGCACCACGTTCCAAGGTATTGCCGACGCAATGGCTAGTCAATGGGGAAAGGAGTAGATGGACCGTATGACAGATAAAACCGTTCTCACGCCGAAACTCGGCAACCTGAACCTACTCAAAGCGTCCGAAGTTGGACAGGTTTGGGGACTCAACATTCTCCTGTACGGTGTTTCCGGAGCCGGAAAGACGACGCTTTGTGGGACGGCACAGGACACACCGAATGGGCGTGACGTGCTGTACGTAGACCTTGAAGGCGGCACCATGTCCATCAGCGACCGGCCTGACATTATGGTGTACCGTCCGTCGCAATGGTCAGACTTGCAGCGTGTGTACGATGCGCTTTTGTCTGACACAGAGAACACCTTCAAGACGGTCATTATTGACTCACTCAGTGAAGCACAGACGATGTGTCTGAAAAGCGTCGTGGGGACGCGTGAACAAGTCACACAGCAGGATTGGGGGAAAGTGAATGATCGCCTACTGGCTATGGTACGGGCGTTCCGTACGCTCACCCACACCAAAGGGATTAACACCATTTTCACGGCCTTGGAACGAGAGACTAGGGACGAAGCTACCGGAACCGTTAAGGTTGGACCCGCGCTCACACCGGGTTCCAGTATCAACGTTGGTGCAGCGGTTGACTCCATTGGCTACCTGACATGGAACGAAAAGACCGGTCAACGTGTCTTGCATCTCGCTGGAACCAACAAGTTTTCTGCAAAGGTACGACAACCGATGAGCGTCAAGCGTGTGCCTGATAAGATGGAGAACCCATCGCTTGCAGTTGTCATTGATGCACTGAAGGGAGGAACCGATGCCTAACGAAGAATCTCCTATGCTCATGTATAACCTTGAAGTTTACATTACCGAGTTCGACCAAGCAGGACACGAACTCCGGTCATGGACTGTCGAAACGTTCGACTTTCAATCCGTCGAAGCGATTGCCGGAGCGTTGAAGAACGTCGGGACGATGTTAGCGTCCGGAGGGCTTCAACCCGATTCGTTCGATGGAGACTACGAGTCTGATACCGATTGGTACGACGATGAGTTGTACGAAATCGGAGCCGAACATATTGACCCCTACGAATAGCTTGACACGTCGTCAGCTATCGGGTATACTACATACGTAACGTTCTCAGGAGGAACAGATGCCACCTATCCGAACAGACCTGAACGCAGGCAGTAATTTCGAAGTTAAGCCAGCCGGTGATTATGACGCCGCTGTATTCAGCTTCAAGCGAGACGTCAGTAACGGCGCTAAAACCAAGGGCGCAACGACGATCAACGTGCGGTACAAGCTGGAAGATGGGGGTTCGGTGTTCGATACCTACATCATCCATCCGACGACGACATGGAAGTTCAAGCAACTTCTGACCGCAGCGGGTATTCCGGGGGACGAACTTCAGGGTGAAGCCACCATCGGATACCGAGATGAGTTCGAAGGTTACGAGCCGGAAGAAGGCGAAGCTATCATCTACATTGACGATATGCTTGAACGGATTCATGGTGAACGCGTAACCGTTCGTCTGAAGATTCAAGAGCAGCGCACCGATCCGGAGACGGGCCGTGTGTACGAAAAGCGTAACCAGATTGATCGGATTCTCCCCGTAGGGGGAGGGGCATCCGACAATACCCTCGGTTGGGGATAATCCCCCCATGTGGATTGTTGCCTTTGACCCCGGCGAAACGACCGGCATAGCCGAACTTGATACAGAGAGCGGACACGTACACGCCGTCCAAACGCGCAATGTGTCCGAAATCGGAGCCGCACTCAACGCAGCACGTAGCAGAGCGGAGAGCGGGGAAAACGTACTTGTTCTTGTCGAGAACTTCGTCGGCGGCGGATACCGCACAAAGGCGGCAATACACACTCTGAAGTTGCTCGGCCTCATCGAGCACTTCTGCACGCTATTCGGACTGAGGGTGTTCGTGCAACCCCCTCAGTTCCGAAAAGCGTATGTGAGCAAGGCAAAGGCTGTGGTGGGCGATTCCCACGCGGCTGATGCCTATGCTCACATCCTGTACTTCGTAGCGACCATTCTGAAGGAGGACGATACCAAATGAAAATTATCCGGCACGCGCATACGGGTAGTCCGTGGGCGGTTGGAAAGCACTTCAAGTGCATCGGATGCAGCAAGGTGTTGCAGGTTGAGGCAACTGACGTGATCCTGACCTACAAGGAGCACGGCAAGCAGCCGGTGAACTTCATCCCATGCCCCGCCTGTGATACCGCTGTGAAGATTCACACCGGGGGGATTACCGATCAATTCGGTGAGCCGCTGTATACGGCACGGGGGAATTAAATGGAGAACCCAACGGCACAGGCGTTGAAGTACGCAAAATGCACAAGCTGTCCCCTCTACAAGAAGTTCAATCCGATTCACGGCTCTGGAAACCCCGGAGCCGATCTTGTTCTCGTCGGGGATAACCCAAACTACCTTGACGTTCGGGCACGCAAGCCAATTGCAGGACGCCCCGGTGACGTCATGGACAAGATTCTGGAACGCAACAACACACAGCGGAAGGATGTGTGGACGACGAATGCAGTCCTCTGCCAATCACAAGCAGACGACTATTCGGACATTCCGCCACCCCCAACGGCTATTGCGTGTTGTCGTCCCCGACTGATCGAAGAACTGAAAATCGTGCAACCGAAACTCGTTCTGTCGCTCGGCACTACGGCAACCAAAAGCCTGATGCAGTCACGGTACTCGCTCGGTGAGCTTCAGGGTGTGGTAGAGCATCGTCCGGACGTACCGGCCCCGATTCTACCAACGTACCATCCGGGTATTGTTGCTCACGGAAAGGAAGAAGGCAAGTTTGAAGATTTGCTTGGTTCGACAAAGCGTGCAGTCCGGTTGGTCAACGGTACGCTTGTACTCCCTGATCGGAATGAAAAGATTCCTGTCAAGCATGTTACGGACCTTAAAGGCACCCTCGCAGTCCTCGGTGATCTACTCGCAGGAAAGGCCGGGTTTAAGCTGGCCTTGGACGTGGAGACGTCGGACCTAAGCGTACTGGATGCTGAACTGCTTCAGGTAGCGATTGGGAACACCGAGCGTGCCGCCGTCATCGAAGCAGACGTATTCAAGAACGACGGTGCGCGTCAGATGTTTCAGTGGCTTATGGAGGATGAGCGGTTCACATGGGTAATTCACAACATGTCGTTCGACCGGCAATGGATTCAGGAGTATTTTGACCGGACGCCGGTAAACGACATTGACACTATGTGTCTTGCGCTCGGGCTGACTGAACACAAGAATAAGGTCGGCTTGAAAACGCTCTCACGGGAGTGGTTGAATGCGCCCTACTACGAAGATGAAGTCCACCAGTATCTTTCTGGCGGGAAGAAAGGGTGGGCGAATGTGCCGCGTCACATACTCGCAAAATACGCTGGCCTTGATGTGGTATACACAGCCCGTGTGGAGCCTATTCTTACCGGCCTCTGTGCGGAAGAAGGCACACTTGATCTTGTGCGCAATGTACTGGAACCTGCACAACGAACATTCGCAGAGATTGAGCGACACGGGGTACTTGTCGATCAAACCTACGTCGCAACGCTAGAAAAGGAATGGGGACCAAAAGTCGAAGCAGCAGAGCGGGAGCTTGCAGAGTATGCAGCGTCCCTCGGTTGGAAGCGGACGGTCCCTGACCGGAAAGAGCGTGTGTATGAAACCGTGGTCACGCAAAAGCGAAAGCGTGTCGATGGAAAGATGCAGTTCGTGCCGGTTGTCGAGCGAAAGTTCACAGGGTGGAAACAACTCTATCGAGATGAGCCGTTCAACCCAAAATCACAACCGCAGCTTATCTCGTTGATTTATGACCACCTGAAGCTAAAGCCGGTGTACGACGATAAGACCGGCAATCTGAGTACGGGGAAACCGTTCCGTGCAGAGCATGCGAATCATCCGCTGGTTGAAAAGCTAGAGAACTTTAGCTTGATTAACCATATGATGAGCACGTATGTGCGCGGTATCGCACAACATATCAAGTCTGACGGACGGGTGCATCCGAACATCGACATTCGTGGTGCCGTGACTGGACGGCTTGCGATGCATAACCCGCCGTTGCAGACGATCCCGCGAAGCGCCACGGTCAAGGGGTTCGACTCCATTAAGCGGATGTTCCTCCCTTCTCCGGGCCATGTGTGGCTGTCCGCAGACTACTCGCAGCTTGAAATCCGGTGCGCGTGGTTCCTTTCGCAAGACGAAGTGCTCGGTGAAGCGGTCATGTCCGGGGACTTTCACAAGGCAATGGCGGCAAAGATGTTCAAAAAGAGCATTGATGACGTCACCGATGATGAGCGGCAAGCGGCCAAGGTCATTAACTTTGGCATTCTCTACGGCATGTCGGCAATGGGCCTGTCAGAACGGCTTGGTATTACTATCGAGTCAGCACAGGTATTCATTGACGATTACTTCAAAGGTGCGCCGAAGTTCCGAGAGTGGTACTTTGAGCAGCATAAAAAGGCACTCAGTGAGGGCGAGACGCGGACACCATTCGGGCGGGTACGTCGCTGGAACCTTGTAACGCGTGAGAATCGTCAGAACGTGCTCAATCAATCGGTGAACTCACCGGTACAGAGTTTGGCATCTGACTTGAATCTCACATCCTTCATGGAGATTCACAAGGAACTGAAAGACCGCCGCCTTGGGCACGGGCTGTTCCTTGTCCATGACTCTATCGAGTGCGAAGTGCGTGAGGGGCGGGAGCAAGAAGCACTGGACCTTGTGCATCGCGTTATGACAACATGGCCGTTTGACAATCCGGCTGGTGCGGTGCTTGACATTGACGCCAAGATCGGGACTAATTGGGGGAATGTAAAACCGTGGATACCACCCACATTGCCATAAAGGACGCTATGAAGTTTGTAGAAGATATGGCGTCCACCTTCATCATGCGCTCTAACGATCTGAATAGTCGGACACGGGCGCTACCGACATATCGAACCATCGAGCAGCGAACGGAGCTTCTTCAAGAGTACGGTGCCCTTGCCGGGTACCGTACCGCGATCCTAGAATTGCTGTTCTGGCTTGCAGAGCAAAGCGGCTGCACTGAAGAACAGCTTGCTGAAATAAAGGAAAAATGGAATGTCCCAACGAACAACCTTTGATTCGATCTGGATGCAAGTGGCCGGAGTCGTTGCCCAACGGGGCACATGTCCCCGCCTTGCCGTGGGAGCCGTCATTACCTGTGACCACGTTATCGTTTCTACGGGCTATAACGGCGCTCCACGGGCACTTCCGCACTGTAATGAGGTAGGATGCCTTATCGAGCCTGAAACGGGCCGCTGCAAGCGTACCGTGCATGCAGAGGCTAATGCGCTTCTACAAGCCGGGGCAATGGCTCAGGGAGGCACCCTGTATGCCACACACTTCCCGTGTAGGGAGTGTGCAAATCTCATCCTGAATGCCGGGATCGAACGTGTCGTATTCGGGAAGCACTACTCATCGCAGGACAATGCGATTGCAGAGTCCGTGTTCCGCGACTTTGTTGCGGCAAACGTTATCATTGACTGGTGGGAGGATTTACCATGACCATGCAATACGTCTGCGTAGACGTCGAAGCAGACGGCCCAATTCCGGGGGACTTTTCTCTGATTGAACTTGGAGCCGTTGTCGTTCACCGGGATGTGAAGGGTATCGGTATTTGGAGCATTGCAGACCAACCGCGTTTCCTTGCTCAAATGCACCCCATTACCAAATCATACGACCCCGGTGCGCTGAAAGCAATCGGGCGTACCCGTGCCGAAACGCTGTCGTATCCGGCCCCGTGGGATATGATTGAACTGTTCTGGCAATGGAGCGTGGCGCTAAAGGAAAACGGCCCTATCCGGTTTGTGTCGGATAACGCCGGGTTCGACTGGATGTTCGTGTGTTGGTACTTCCACCACTACATGAAAGAGAAGCATATCCAGCAGCGTAATCCCTACGGATTTAGCTGCGATAGCCTGACAAGTCTCTATAAGGGCTACAAGAAAAGCATGAAACGAGACTTTCGCCAGGATGGACTCAGAGGGCCGTTAGCCCATACGCACAATGCCGCAGAGGACGCACTTGGAAATGCACACGCCCTCTGCACATTGCTGAACAGAGGGCTTGGCCTTTAACCCCGGAGCTTGATCCAGTCCTGCACGTTCCACACCGGAGCAAAGCGGTGCTCATCGGGGAACAATACAACACCGGGGAACTCAGGGTGTGTCGATAGGGAGAAAAACCGCTTCGCATACCCTGAGTTTGTTTGGATGGAACCTGCATTGAGTGCCAGCTTCGTCTTTGCTCCGTGGGTAAACTGTAGGAGTCCCGGCACATGGCTGTCTCCGGCCATAGCGATTTCCCGGTCAAAGGCTTCTCGGACAAGGTACATCATAGAGCCGTGGCACGGGTTATAGATGGATCGTCCACGGAACCGGTGTGTTACGGCGAACTTATAGACTTGGTTGCCTACCTGAATGTCCGGGTGCCCGATCCCGTTAAAGTAGACCACGTTCCGCTTCATAATGTCGGCAAAGCGTGAATAACCAGAGGCGTTTTCTTCACGCATAACCGCGTGGTTATCCCACGTAGCAAAGAGGACTTTATGCTTGATTTCGTCCAGCCACGACTCAATATAACGGTGCTGCAACTCTGGTGGCAGCATGTTGTCCATTACTTCAAGGACGCCCCGCAGTTTAATCGACATTTGTTCCAAGTCACCGAGAAGGGCGACATACAGCCCATCGGTGTTCAGGATTTCGTCTGTCACCTTTTCGAACAGGGTGTGATCGGTCCCCCATGAAAGGATGTGGGTGTCAGACAGTCCGAATACGCAGATGGGTTTATCGGTGTCGATACGAATGTCAGCGGTGTCTTGACTGAGGCGTGCAGTTGTTTTGAGTTCCTGCATGGACGCGATAACCTTATTTGCATCGCGCCAATTGAAATCACTGGTAACTTTATCGCTCACAAACGAGCGTGTGTATCCGGAGGGTTTTGTTCGACCACGTTTGATACGCAAAGCGTCGAACGAACGGTCGGGATACTTAGCAAAGAACTCGGCGTCCGACAAGGCATGAGCATCGTCAATCTCATCGAGCGTCCAGAATCGTGTCGTCATGCACTCTTTCCTGACTAAGAATTGAGCGGGGTACACACCCCGCTCATCCGAATGTTTCTTTAGTTT